ACGCCAAGGGCGAGGTCATTCAGCAGGTGCTTGACACCGTTGAACCGATTTGTGACGAGTTCATATCGCTCGTTCTGTCCGAAAGGTCTTGGGAGGTGTCCGAAATCAAGGCGAGCGCGGCATACGGAAAGTTCGACTGCAATGTCTGCGGCTACTCGCTTCAACTCAAACTGACCGAGAAACAAGGTCAGTGTTTGTAACTGTATAAATATATTGAAGTTTTTCCTTCATTCTTTGTAATTTACGTTGTTTTTCCGAGGGGGGTCGCTCCCTCGGTTTTTTATAAATATACTATGGCAAACATAGACAAACTCATACCGAAAATCAAGAAATGGGAGGGCGGTTATGCCAACAACCCAAACGACACGGGCGGCTGCACTATGATGGGCATAACGATAGCCGTGTTCAGAAAATACTACGGGGCTGACAAGACCTGCTCCGACTTGAAGAAGATAACCAACGAGCAGTGGAAAACCATACTCAAAACGGGCTATTGGGACAAGATGAAGGCTGACCAAATCCAATCCCAATCCGTAGCCAACCTCTGTGTTCAGATGTGTTGGGGCAGCGGCTCAATAACAGCCATAAAGAAGATTCAGTCCTGCCTCGGTCTCACGGTTGACGGCATTGTTGGCGCGAAAACACTTGCAGCCCTCAACGGTGACGGCAAGCACGCTTGGCTTTACCATAAGGAGGTGTTCGACAAACTGTGGGAAATGCGGCGTTTGTGGCTCACTAACATAGCGCAGAAAGGCAACAACAAGGTATTCCTCAAAGGTTGGCTGAACAGACTTAACGACTATAAATTTGAAGACTGATGGCAAACATTAGAATCACAAAGAGAACGAAGACGCGGGATATATTGCCGCTGCTAAACACAGAAAACATTGAGCGTTTGCTTGATGCCGTACCCGAACACCCTCTTGAAACTGCAATACTTTCCCTTGAAATAAAGGATTTTGCAGCCATACTTGAGGACGAGGAATCGTTCATCTCACAGTTACTCAACGAGAAACACGCTTTGGTTGCATTCGGTCGCTTGAAGCAGTACCGCAAAGAAATCAAACAATTTGCAGACTTCATAAAACTCTACGACTTCAAGGAGAGCAACGAGGAGGAGCAGGCGAAGAAAGGCATAGTCTTTCCGAATATGTCTATGCGTATGATGAGCGACTGTGTTAGGTTTTTCGGACTTTCCTCGTTTGAGGAGGCTGAACACAAGAAAGTGAACGAATGGCTCGCCGTTTTCCAAAACGATGCGGCAAACGCGCTATACACAAGACGGATTCACGAAATCTACGAGAAAAAATCAAAACAAAAGAAGAAAAAATGAAATTCATAGGAGACCAACAGACATTAGCCGCGTTGGACGCTTGGGGAGACACCTTCGTCAAGCGTCTGCAAGTCGAAATGCAGAACCAAGGCATCAACGCTTCGGGCAACCTCTCGAACTCGTTGGAGTATGTGATAACCAACGAGGGTGACGGCACACACATACAGATACTCGCAGACCCATATTTCTTCTACTCTGAACACGGAAGACGTGCAGGGAAAATCCCCTACAATTTCGTGGATATTCTCGAAGAATGGGTCGCCGACAAGGGTATCACAGTTCCGAGCGGCTTGACGGCAAGGAAATTCGCCTCGGCTATCGCTTGGAAAATCAAAAGATATGGTTCGCTCCGTTACAGAACACAGTCGCCCGCTGATGTTGTCGCCCCCGTTATGAACGAAATGTACCCTAAACTCGGTGACATATTGGAATCGCGTGTTATGTACTACATCAACGACAATCTGTTCAATTGGTAACTTATAAATAACGCATATATAAACCTAAAAATAAAATATTCTATACTATGGCATCCTCTGGAATGGGTACAAGCGGCACTAAATCAATCGTGGTAGATTTCAAACTCCTATCATCGGATGCAGTCCGCAATATTCAAGAACTTAATACAAAAATCGCCAACCTCAAAAAGACGATGGAGGGTATGAAGCAGGCAGGTTTGGAAAACTCCGAGCAGTATATCAAAATGTCAGCCGTGCTTAAAGACCTTCAGAGTTCGGTCAAGGCGAATCAGAAGACGCTTCAAGAGGATTTGAAGCAGATGCAGGCTAACGGCGACTCAATAAACGCTTTGAGAGCCCAGTTGAAACTCGCCCGCCAAGAGTTTGAAAATATGACCAAGGCGGAACGCGAATCCGCGCAGGGTAACGACTTACTCGAACACATCCAAGAACTCACAACCGAACTGAACGACCTCGAACAACTTCAACTTGACTTTTCGCGTCAAGTGGGCAACTACAAGAAAGCAGTCGAAGACCTTCCCGTCACAAAGGCTGTAAATTTCTTCAAGACCCTTTCAAACGGCACAATGAACGCAGGCGTTGCGTTCAAGAACGGCATAGGCATTGTAAAGAACTTCGGCAAGCAACTGTGGGCTTTGATGAAGATTCCGATTGTTGCCGTCATATCAGCCATTGTGTTGGTGGTGATGAAGTTGGTCGATGCGTTTAAGCGCAATGACGTGGCAATGACGGCTCTGCACCGTGTGTTCGCCGCATTCGAGCCTATCCTTGCAGCGATAAACAAACTGTTCGATTCGCTCGTCAATGTTCTCGCCAAGGCTGTGAACGGAATAGCGAACTTCGCGCAGAAAATCGTCTCCGCCATACCTGGGATGAAAGACTACGTTGAGCAGGCTGACCAAATGGTCGAAGCCAACGAGCGTCTTGAGGATTCACAGCGTGAGTTCGCCGTGAACTCCGCGAAACGCGAGGCTGAAATTTCGGAACTTCGCGCAAAATCTGCTGAATCCGACAAGTACACCTACAAAGAACGAGAAGGATTCCTCCAAAAAGCGTTGGACTTGGAGAAGCAGGAGTTGAAGGAAAAGAAGAAAATAGCCGTTGAGGAATACAACTTGGCTGTCAAAAAAATCAAGAATGACAAGCAGGTGAAGGTGATAACGCAGGAGGTTTGGGACAGCCTTGACGAATCCATAAAAAACCACATCACCGAACTGAAGGTGGCTATGATAAACGCCGACAAGGAGTATTCTGACGGCACAAGGAGAATCCGTTCAACAATGGCTTCGTTCCGAGAGCAGGAGGAGAACGAGAGAAAGCAGCAGGCAAAGGCGGCTGCTCAACGCGCAAAGGAAAGAGCCAAGAACGAACTCACCGCGCAGCAGGCTCTCGAAGACGCTTTCATCAAGTCAATCCGCGATATGTACGACCGCGAGTACACCGAGACCGCTGTCGCCTACCAACGCGAGATTGACGCTCTCAAACGCAGGCTGAAAGAGGAGGAAAACCTCACTCTCAAAGCCCGTTCGGACATACAACGCCAAATCACTTTGAAAGAGGCTGATATGGCTGTGCAACTCTCCGAAATGCGCGAGAGGCAGGAAAAAGAGACCAACCAAAAGATTGAGGATATGCGCCGCAAGAGCCTTGAGTTGGAACGCAAACTCGCCGAATCGCAGAACGACCTCGAAATGGTTATGAAGATTGACCTGCAACTCAACGAATTGGACGGCGAGGCTCTGAAACAGTCGTTGGCTGCACCGCTCGAAGAGGCTAAAAGAATCGTTGAAACCGTCACAAGGGACTTGACCACGCTGTCCGAGCAGGACATAGCCGCCAAGTACGGCGAGGCATTCGCAAGACGCGGCATAAGCGTTGCCGAGGGCTATCACAAGGCTTTGGAGGAACTGCAAGACCAATACAACGCGGAAATGCTCAAAAAGCAGGAAATATACGACAAAGAAGTGCTTATCATTGATAAGCAGACCGCTTTGGAGCGCAAGAGGATTGAAGCCAACTACACAAGGGATGTCAAGAACGAGGAAGACAGAAGGCTCAACATCAAGCGCAAGCACGATGAAATATTGAGACAAATCGAACTCGGTTTGTCATACGATGCCTACGGTCGCAACGAGGTTGAAAAGACAAAGATATTGCTTGCACAGAGCCAAGAGCGTTTGAGAATTGCGCAGGAGGAGGCTCAAAGGCTGAAGGATTTGCGTTTGACCAAGACTGACGAGGAACTGACCGAAATGTTCGGTTCGGTCGATGAATACAATACGAAAGTAGCCGAGAGTGAACTGAAGGTTGTTGAGGCTGAAAACGCCGTTAAAACAGCCATCAAGGACGTGGATGCTGCTCTTATGGCTGAAAAAATCCAACACTTGCAGACAGCCGCTTCGGTTATGTCATCAGTGAACGACATTTTGGGTTCTTTCCAAGGCTTGTTCGAGACTTTGGCTGAAAGTGACGAGAAATATTCAGATTTCGCAACTGCGATGGCTTTGATGCAGATTTTGGTGAGTACTGCCGTCTCAATCGCTACAGCCGTTCAGAGTGCTATGGTAGCCGCCTCGCAAACGGGATTGGCTGCACCGTTTACCGCGCCTGCGTTTATTGCGGAAATGATAGCGATTGTCGTTGGTGCAATGGCTTCCGCTACGACCACATTGCTGAAAGCCAAACAAGCAAAGCAGAGCGCACCACGTTTTTCCGAAGGCGGTTTGGTCGGCAACAAGACAACGCGCCGCAAGGATGACACCGTTGACGCGAAGTTGAGTTTGGGTGAGTATGTGATTCCGAGCGAGGTAGTCAAGGAAAAGGGCGTTGGTTTCTTTGATGAACTGATTGGAAAGAAAAAAGGTTTGTCGTTCACTTTACCAAAACTCCACTTTGCCGAAGGCGGATTGGTGCAGACTTTGAGTACCCCGAATTTCCAAACCAACCAAATGGAGTTCGACTACGATGCAATGAAAGAAGTGTTCGCAGAAGCCGTGAGCGAAATCCAGCCCGTTGTAAGCGTTGCCGAGATAACAAGAACCCAAAAGAGGGTTGAAGTGAAAGAACGTATATCAAGGAGTTAAATATAAGCAAAAATAAAGCCTTTGCATTGTTTTCCATTACCTGCACAAACACGGGAAATTATTGATACAGATACTCCGATTCGCCTTGCTGCTTCTGACAAAGATGGGTATTCACACACAAAATCACCGTCCAAAGTGTATTGTCCAATTCTTTTTGATAATTTTGGATTGTTTATGTGTGAATCACTCATCTTCTTTTTTGTCCTCGTGTACATCTTTTTTCCAATTTTTTTAGACTTCATTTTTTCAATACTTTCTTTACTCCTACGTTTACCGTAATTTGGGCTGTTTTTTCCACTGTACATTTCTGAAATTTTTCTTTTCCGCTCATCTTGTGTTATCCAATGTAATTTTTCGTGGATTCCTTTTTCCACAAACATCAGCATTTCGGCAGGTTGGTTGTAGTAAAGACCTTTTTCAATCAACTCCTTTTTTGTGTAGATAAGTCCAAGACAATGATGACAAGCCCATACATTGTGTTTGTCTGCAATAGCATCTTGATATCCGTAGATTTCACTTATGTCGTCCTTGCAATAACGTTTTGCATTTTCTTCGTTAATCATAACTATCTTTTCCCTAATATAATAAAAATCCGTGAAACCGCGCAAATCAGCCTCGTATAAATAACCTATAAATAAGATTTCAAATGAGAACCCAACAAGTAAATACAGTCACTGTCACATACCCTAATTCCACGGTGTTTACGGCGGATAATATCTTTATAAGCCTTTCCGACCCAGTTTACGGAGTTGGCGCGGAGATTTCGATTACTAATATGTCAACTCTACAAACCAAGACACTCGTTTATGTATCAGAATTGAGAAACCTTACGTTTGACATCGGCGATATCGTGCGTATGCTGCACAGAGAGGGAGGGTCAAGCATTAACGTGAAAATTGCTGTTTACACTGATTCTTTTTATGTTGGTACTATGGCGTTCAATATGCAGACCTTGGACGGCAGAAGCCTTCCGCAGCGCAGCCACGGTTCGGCACGCACTTTTTATGTTTATGACCCTTCCGAACTTGTAAAATTTCAATTATACTTGGTAGGAACTGGAGCGTTGACTGTTGACGGCGGCTCTAACATACCCGTAACAATGTCGGGACGAAATTCATTCAATCTTCAAAACACAATAACGACCTATGGTGAGCATCAATGGTGCTTCGCTATGGGTGTCAAGAACAGCAACGACAGCAAATCATA